GCCTTGTAGGGATTGATGTCGTTGTCGAGAAACTCTTCAACAATCATGTCTTTTTGCAGGAACAGTTCTTGGCGCTCGGCCTTTTCCTTGCTCTCCCACAAAGAGCCATCGCTGGCTTTGAATGCTTCTATTTTTTCCATGATTACTTATGGTCGTTTTTGAGTTGCCAGAATGCCAGAAGGTGCATGAACATCTCCCAGCCTGTGTTCAGGTCTTCGAGGGGCCACTCCTTGACCACCACGAGGCCGGGGACATTGCGAGACACAAACACATTGGCACACCGTGCGGTGGGCACGCCAAGGCCCACACGGTACGCGGCCAACTGCATCAGATGCTCATCGTATCCACCAATCTTGTCTGGGTCGGTGAACTCTTTGGTTTTGATGTCAGCCACAAAGCCGCCGTCCGATTCAGAATAGAGGTCGCATTTGCCCCCAAAGCCCGCCTCGTGCGCAAAGGCTCGTTCGCTGATCCATGTGCGTGGGCCAGCCCAGTTGTCAATTGCTTGCGTGCAGGCGGCAACCATCTCGGCGTGCTTGCCTGTTGTCTTTCCTTCATAGTGTCCTTGTATCGATGCATGGATGTCTGTTCCAGCATCCGCCGCAGAACGACCCTGTTCTTTGGAATCGTTGATGATTCGGTCGATGTATTCCTTTTCAGGTTCGTCTGGGCGGCGTGGAAGCGTTAACGCCGCATACAACACTTGCTGTTGCATCCAAGCCAGCAAGGCTGGTTTCGCGGCGATGTTAAGGATTGTAGTGACACTGGGCACCAAGTTCATCGTGCGGGCGTCGCGCAGGGTCGTGTTACGCTGACCCCCCTTCTTGGCCTCTACGGTGTACATAGGCACCCCGTCACGGGTGTACCAGTGATTGCTCTCGCTTGCGCGAGGCTCTTTGGCTATTATCGACATATATTAAAAACCTTTAATTTAAATTCTTCAGGTTGTTGTTCGTAAACGGCGTCCCAAAGAAAACCAAGTTCGTTGTACAACTCGCCCAAAACAGAACTTTGAAAAACATGGTCTTGTTTAGAAAACTCTTCGTCAAATGTGAATGAAACCTCGTCTGTCTCATCATTTATTTCAACGGTCATTATTTTCATAACTGTGCCTTTTAAATTTAAAACGGGATGTCATCATCCATGTCATCAAAACCTGAACCTTTAGAGGAACTTGCGGTTTTGATGGGCTGTTCGCCTTTACGGGCCTGCCACTCTGGTGACTGCTCGATCTTGGCGCGAAGGTTGTCACTGAAGGACTCAAACATATCCATGTCTGGGCTTTCAATGTAGGACGCGGCGCACTTGTTGTGACCTTCAGGCAGGCTTGCTTTCATGGCTTTGGGCACCGAGTTGATGTTGGCAATGTTGGTGTACTCTTTGCCGTTATTGCCCACCGCTTTGGTGATTGCAATCATGGCCCAAGCGCCAAGCACATTGTCAATTTGGAATCCGCGCAACTCGTCGGCAGTGAACTCGCGGCCACGCCATGTTTGTAAGTCTTTTCGCAGGGTGGCTTTCTCAGCCAGTGACAGCGTGAAGTTCTTGCTGATCGACATCGGTTCACCCTTGGCCGTGACCAGTGGTTTGCCTGCGTCGTCTTCGCCATGCACCTCAAACTGCAACATGACCTTTGGCAGGTTTTTAATCTGTCCAAGGTATTCGCTCTTTTGTGTTCCAAGGTCAACGATGCGGTAGCACCGTGCCAAGTACATCCCCGGGGGCACTGGGGTAAAGGTTCCGCCGCCACCACTCTCTCTCGCTATTAAAGCCATGATTCGCTCCTAGTTTCAGTTGATTTTGGCCGTCTGGTAACCCCGCATTCAAAGCGGATGGTGTTCCAGTCGTCCTCGGTTGCAACGCCTGTCTCAGCCCGTTCTAGAGCCTCCTCAAGCATTTGTTGCCTCTCCAGCATTACTTGGTTGTATTCCTCTTCGCTGTGCATACACTCCTCCTTCGCTGTTGATGTTGGTATCATACACACATTAACTTATTTTGCAACAACCCTTGCACAATTGTTTTTTTGGTGTATGATCAAGTTTCACTAACACATGGAGTCGAGATGACGCTAGAGGAATTTTTTGAAGATAAACCAAGGGGTGCGAAGATTGCGTTGGCGCGACACTTAGGCATCACTAAGCAGTGGATGGCCGCACTCATCACGGGCCGAGGGCTGGCAAGCGCAGAGGTTTGCGTTGCCATTGAACGATACACAAAGGGCAAGGTGTTGCGTGCAACATTGCGGCCTGACATCTTTGGAGACATCAAGTGATCTGGTACAAATTCTATTTGGGCGACTACATCACACACACCAACCACTTGTCGGATGCTGAAGACTTGGCATACCGCCGCCTGCTTGATTTGTACTACATCAGCGAGAAACCAATCCCACTCGAAACCGAATCGGTTGCACGCAAAATCCGCCTTGATTTGGACATAACCGAATCGGTTTTGGGGGAATTTTTTGACAAGGGTGTTGATGGGTATCGCAACAGTCGTTGTGACATGGAAATCGCGAAGTATCAACATCAAGTCGAAAATAATCGACAACTCGGAAAGCGAGGCGGCAGGCCGAAGAAAACCGAATCGATAACCGAATCAAAACCGAAGGTTAACCCTAAACAGATACAGATACAGAATAAGAATATATCGTCGGTGACACCGACAACATCGCGATTCAACGACTTTTGGTCTGCGTGGCCTTCGTCAAAAAGAAAGGTCGCCCGCGCCGAATGCGAGAAGAAGTGGGACAAGCACAACCTTGACATGGTGGCTGACACCATCATTGCCAGCGTTACGCGCCTGAAGAAAACCGAGCAGTGGACTGGCGGCTTTGATCCTGCGCCATTGACCTACATCAACCAGCGCCGCTGGGAAGATGATGCAGGCGAACAGCAGGCAACGGCGCGGAGGGTGATATGACCCCAGCCGAGCGTTTTGTTTCGCGTCTAGGCAAGGTCAGGGGCCGTAATGGTTCATGGACTGCACAGTGCCCAGCACACGAGGACAAGTCACCATCCCTATCAGTTCGGGAAACCGAAGATGGTGGTGGATGCGCGGTGCATGATGTGGTCGGCGCTGTCGGCATGGATATGAACGACTTGTTTCCACCAGACAACAAAAAGCGCGATTGGAACGACACAGGAAAGCCCAAGGTCAAGCCAGCGTTCTACGCCAGCGACCTCTTACGCATTGCGTCGTTTGAGTGCTTAGTGGTGATGATTGCGGCATACGACTTGAGCAAGGGCAAACAACTCAGCAATGAGGACATGGAGCGATTAAAAGTGGCACAACAGCGAATTGAGGAGGTAGTGGTTTATGCAGGTGTCTGAGATACAAAAACGGGCCAAGGAATTGGACGAGGCGCGTCGCATTCGGATTGTCAAACCTGATGAGGTTGACTTCGAAAAGTACATCAAGGCCAACGATGTCGGCCAAAAGGTGCGCGGCGCGATGGAATTTTTAGAAGAGGTGCGCGAAGACTTCATCAACCCGAAGGAGGAACCGCATCAAACAATGCCGTGGCCGAAGACGCATCAAGGCTTTGGGTTTCGTGCAGGCGAAGTCACGCTGTACGCTGGCGGCAACGGTGGTGGTAAGTCAATGGTCACAGGCCAGATTGCATTGCATCTGATCAAGCAAGGCCAGCGCGTGATGATTGCGTCGTTTGAAATGAAGCCCAAGCGCACACTGACTCGTATGCTTCGACAGTTTGCAGGCGAGAACATTTACAACCCGATGTATGTAAACAAGCAACAGCACTTGATGGACTTGGTCACAAGGTTGCAGGACTTCTCGCACGGCAAGTTGTGGCTGTATGACCAGCAGGGCACGGTGACATCCCAGCAGGTCATCGCGGTGGCCCGATACAGCGCCGTCGAGTTGGGTGTGCAACACATCTTCATTGACTCGCTGATGAAGTGTGTGTCTGGTGAAGACGACTACAACGCACAGAAGATGTTTGTTGACGAGTTGACCGCGCTGGCGCGTGATCACAATGTTCACATCCATTTGATCCATCACATTCGCAAGTTGGCAAGTGAAGAGATTCAGCCCAACAAAAACGACATCAAGGGATCGGGCGCAATCAGCGACCAAGTTGACAATGTGTTGATGGTCTGGCGCAATAAAAAGAAGGAGCATCAAGCGCAGAACGGGCCAGTCGATCCGATGATCCCAGATGCCATGTTGATGTGCGAGAAGCAACGCAACGGCGAAGCAGAGGACTGGTACTCGCTTTGGTATCACAAAGAGAGCCAACAGTTTGTCGAGTACGACAACAGCGTGCCAATGTCTTTTGACAATGGAGGAAGATTTTGAATGACAAGGAGGAGCAAAGAGCAAGAGACCGTGAGCATATGCACCGCTGTCTCGTTCGGGAGGTCATCAAGATGCGCATTAAAGATCGTGATGGTGCATACCGTTGGCTCAATGGCTACAGTGACCACACTGGGCGCTGGAAGAAAGGGTGGAACGAACTTCACCCCGAATCAACGCTTGAAGAAGATGTTAGAGACCAATGGTCTAAAGGTAACCGAGGTAACGAAGGAGAATGGAAATGAATATATTTGATCAGGGCAAAACCCTGTACACGCAGAACGAATTCAATGAAGCATTGGCCGAAGCGAAAGCAGAGATCATGGCAATTGCAATTCAAACCAGCAAGCAGGC